GATTAATTTGGTTTACCCATCATAATCTTACGTATTTTTTTGCTTCCAATGACTCTATCATATGAACCATCTCCATGCCATTTAATTTCTTTACCTTTTAACGCACTTCTAACTGTTTCTTCATCGTCTACGATTGGAACTCCTTTAGCCTTTAGTATATCAAAGATCTTTCCAGAAACCTCTATATAATAACCGCTCTGTTTTAATGAATCAGCAGTAAAGTTCACTGCCGCTGATCTAGCAGGTTTAGAACCATCATGTCCCATTCCTACTAATTTTTTACCTCCTGCCCTATTTTTAGACATAATAACTGCATCGTCTTCTGGATCATCATCTAAGTCTATAACTGTGTATAGATCCGCAGCTGAAGGTATAGAAGCAGGAGATGTTACATTGGGGTGCCCACCTATTGGTCTATAAGCATTATCGATAAGATCATATAGTTCTTTTTCTACTTTACTTAATTCATCAGAAGACAACGGTAACCATTTATTCTTACTCTCTAATATAATATCAGATAATTTCATCTTTAAGTACTTTATTATAAATATCCTTAAAAACATTTATCGTCGTTCTATGTCCCATACCTTCTACTTCAGTCCAGCTTTTGGCTAAGTCTTTATAAACTCTAGTAGCTTTCGGATCAATAACTGTATCCTCAGTTCCTACAACAAAGTTTCTCTCCCAATTTGTTTCTCCGTAAGTAACTCCTTCCGGTTCCATTGATCTACTATGAAGTGCAGGATTAAAAAGAATTACTTCAACACCTAAGTGACTACCTAGAGCATCAGCAAAGTAACCTCCCATAGAAGAACCTATAATTAAATCTGGTTTATTGTATTTAGCTAATTTAAGTAAACTACTAAACATCTCGGGATGATTATAATCCATCTTTGGAGCGTAGACTTTATCAGCAACATTATGCAGAAAGTCAACTTTCGGACCACCGACAGAAGACTCAAGACCATGCAAATACCAAACGTTCATACTGTAACTTTATATCTAAATATAAGAAAAATAACGCAGAAAAACAACTTTTCTTTGTGAATAAGGTTAGGATCAGGGGGCAGGACGCCCCCATCACCAGGTTATGAATCTTTATGCGTTAATAACGAAATCTCTATATTGCCATAAAAGACTATTAATATTACTCATTCTAACTTTATCATAAACTCTTGGCTCGTGGTCGTAAGTTTTAATTTCAATGTTAGCAGACTTTCCGGAAGCAGTTTTAGATATAATCTTAGCTGAAGTAATACCTCTTATAGACCAGTCCCATCTTAGGTCCATAGAACCTTTTCGATCACCTTCGAAAGTTAATCCTTCACCTTCTAATAAACTTTCAGCAAGATCTAAATAAGTTTGATTCTTTTCATTTTTTAACTTTTCAATATCAGCTTCGACTGACCATTTAGCATCTCTAACAGCTTTATGCTCTTCAGCAAATGAATGTTTATAACTATTAAATTTAGCTATAATATCGTCTCCATGATCTAATAATACTTTAGCAACTTCACCAGCAGTAAATAATCTTTCTAATTCCCACTGAGAGTTATCATTGGTAGAGTACATACTGGTTTCGATTTCAGTAAACTCACCAGTTTTCCAATCATCTTTAAATCTAAGAGTAATTAACTCTTTATCATAATTATATTGATCATGAGGTCTTTTTAACTCAAAATTAGTACCGTAATCGTGCTTAAAATAAACATCATCAAGAGTAAACTCTCCTCCGAAATATTCTTGAATAATTCCGAAATACATAGAAGCTTTTTTCTTGTCGAATTCATTATAAGCTTTAGTAACCTCCTTGAGCTCTTCTTTTTTCTTTTCTATAATTTGATTGATAATTTGTGCTTTTGTCATAACCTTTATTGCTTTATTAATATACCTTAATATAAGAAAATTTACTCAGAAAAACAACTTATTTAAGGTTATTTTCGTAAATTTTTACTGCTTCTTTTATATCTTTAATATCGTAATCTATTAAAATTCTGTAAGCTTTTTTAGGTGCATTTACTTTGGTATCTGGAGTTATTACTCCTTCTTCTACTAATTCGTGGTATTTTTTTACTGAATCACTCATAACTTTTATTTTTGTGTTTGGTTTTACGTCTATACTTCTTTCGATTGCGAATCGGAGTTGGTACTATTAATGCTTCTTTCCATTCTTGAAAAGATAGTACTATTTTCTTTAGGTTTTTCTTGGTTCCACTCATCGCTATAAAAGATAAAATCTAGTTTTAACATATACTATAAATATAAGAAATAATACGCAGAAAACCAACAAAAAACCCGGATAAATCCGGGCTAATGTTTTTAAGAGGTAGGTGAGTGTTAGTAGTTTAACACGCAGTAGTCCATTGCTACTGTAATTGCAATTTCTACTGGTTCATCTGATGTCCAGTCATACTGACCGAAATCACCATTTGATAAGATAGCTCCTTTGATGATCCATTCTCCTACGATGTCACCAACAGGTCCTAAGATATTTAAGGTTAGATCCTTTTTATAAAAATCTGAATATCCAGCTCTACCTGTTACAGATTCGTATCCTTGTCTTGCCCATTCCATAACGGCTTGTGCACCTGAAGGAGTTACTGGATCGTAAAGAGTCATGGACATATCATCCCATTCTCTCTTACCTCTGATTTTTCTATATGAATTGATGTGGTCTAATTTAATAATGTTATCGGTAAAGGTAGGAGCTTTTACATTCTTAACCATAAAGGAAGGAATGTTATCGATAAGCATCACAAATCTGTTCTGTACCTTTGGTTCAAAGGCTTTAAACATTATTTCGTTTGGATCTAATACTGCCATGTTGTATTTACTTTATTATAAATATCGTTAATTAAAAATTATCCGCTAAATGTTGCACCAGTTGGTTCAACTGTGAAGTCAAGTACTATAAATTCTGCTGTTTTAGCTGGCTGAATAAAGATTTGACCTATCAATTGATTTCTATCTACTACATCTGCTGTGTTGTTCGTGTCATCCATTACTACTCTGAATGTATAAAGACCTTGTCTCTGTACAACTGATTCTAAGTAAGGATTAACTACTGATAAGAATCTATTTCTAGTTGCTACTGTATTTTGTTCAAATACTAAGTTTCTAGCTTGATCACCTAAGAACTTCTTAAGCTCAATTAATAGTCTTCTTACGTTTACTCTATCTAAAGCACTTGCTTTAGTTTGTAAAGTCTTTTGACCGAATACTGCAATACCTTGTCCAGGGAAAGTAGCGATTGGGTTAACTTTACCATCATATAAAAGATCTCTTTGACCTCTTGTAAGTTTCTGTTCTGCTTGAATTACTCCAACAATACCTCCTCTTACTAATCCAGCTGGTGCAAACCATGGTGCTGAACTATTATCTGTAAATGCATATACTCCTGGTATTACACAAGATGCAGGAACAAATACGTTTCTTCCTGTTGCTCCTCTTACCTGTACCCAAGGCCAGTAAGAAGCTGCATAAGAGCTATTTAATGATGTTGCAGTGCCTGTAATGTTACTTACGGTAGATCCATGATTATCTAAATCTACTACTGCAATACAATCTCCTCTACTCTCTGCTAAAGTAATTACTTTATTTAATACACCTGCTTGATCTGCATTTTCGTAGATTAGACCTGGAGTTGAGACAATATTAAAGATGTATTCGTCTTTATTACCTAAAATTGAAATAGCATCAGTGTAGTTACCTGAAGTAAGACCTTGAGAGTTAGTATCTGTTATACTAGACCCATAAAGTGCGGCTGCTGGAGCGTTTGTTCCGCTTGCGCCGTGGAATGATCCTGACTCTACTTTTGGTAAAGAACCTGTATATGAAGGACTTGCTACAGTAACTCCGTCATTTTTCAAATATCCGGTAGTCTGTGAATTTACTGCTGATACGTAAACGAAGTTTGATTTATTTACATATTCGCCGAAAGTTTTAACATATGTCTTAGATCCGTCAGTAGCTTTACTCTTATATTGCGTACCTATTTTAGTTTCAATATAATTACTTGATTCTGGATCTAAAGATAAATTGTTAAATGTCTCTAATACTACTTTTGCATTGTGGCTATCATCCCCTCTTCTAACTAGTAATGTAAAAGTACCTTTATTAGCGTCAACATTTTGGATTTCCCATCTAAGGTTATCTACAGAACCTGATTCTAATACTCCTCCGCTATCTGTAATTTCAGATCCTGCAGAAGTTACTCCTGTTGAGTTATTTAAAATTGTTCCTTTTCCTAATGTCTTAATTACGAATGGTTGAATACTCGCATTATCAGAGGATGAAATGTGTGTCGATGTTGCTTGAGTAAATGATCCTGTTACTACTCTAGTTACTAATACAGAATTACCTCCTTGTTGGAAGTAGTTTTTTACTCCAACAGAAGTTAAAAATTCTTGTTTAGTAGAGCCGGAAGTAAAAGTTTCTCCGAATCTTCTTACATATTCATTATATGAAGTAACGATAGTAGGTTCTTCTACTGGTCCTTTAACTGTAGGGCCGATGATTGCTGCACCAGCTTCAACAGGAGCGGGACTGATAAATGAAATATCATTTTCTCTTGCAAATACACCTGGGGAGATGATTGTTTCTGCCATGTTGGTCTATTTTATTTTTAGTTTATTATAAATATCATTCAGGAATGTAAAACAATACAGAAAAAAAAGTTTTACTTCTCTATAATAAATAGGAAAGGAGGATGTAAAACCCTCCTCTCTTTAAAGTATGTAAAAGTTTTTTGTTTTTACTCTTCAACCACCTCTGGTGCTTCTGCTGTTCCAGACGCTTCTTTTGGTGCTTCTGGTGCTGGAATAAACTCTCCTGCTTGTAGGTCGATTGAACCAACTCCGTACTTATCCTCTAGTTCTTTAACTAAATCAGTTTCATTCTGTCTTAATTCTGCTAGAAAACTTTCCGCTTTTACTTTTCTCTCATCTAAATTTATCTCAGACAGAGAAATTGTCCCTAATTCTTGAACTAATGCTGCATTTTTTTTGCTTAGTTCCTGTAACTGGTCTAACTCTTTTTGAGTTAACTTTTGATTTGCCATAATTTTAAATTTTAATTAATCGATTAATTTATTATAATATAAGTATAAATATCTTCTTATGCAACTTATTCTATAGTTTTTATTACTGATTTAGGATAAGCTATGTCTACCATACTTTGAGAAGTTGCGTTCTTTAAGTTTGCAACTGCATTTTCGTCTATACTATTCATTGATGATGTAACCCATCCTACAATATCGCTATGCTTTATATTGTCAAAACTGATAAAATCTGTAGATAGGTTAGAGGTATCTAATGTTTGAACTCCAATACTAGAGTAAGATTGAGATACTCCATTAATTATGTCATGAGCTTTTAAACTCCAGTGTGCTTCGTGTATAACATCATTATACTCTACATTTTCACTATTAGATGCAGTAGGGTATGTATTTACTGTTTTACAGTCCCAAGTGTATTTTATTGCCATTTCTTTTACTTTATTATAAATAGTCTAAGTTAAATAGTTCTGAACCTTCTAGAGTTATTCCAGTAAACTCTAGCTGTTGCTCCTAAAAAAAGTTTCTTTTTTGTCCTATCATTAAATTCATTTCTTGCTGAGTTTAATTGACTGTTCCCGTTTTGTTGTTGATCTTTCATTTTTTACTCTTATTGATGGATGCCCATATTCTTTCGTAAGAAAAGTACCCTACAGTTTTTATTATAGTATCAATTCCTCCAACTGCTAGGCCAAATTTAAAATTCCCTGTTACTAACCAACTAACTAAGATCGTAATAGTTGTGGCTATAGTTCTCCAAATTAAAGTTTTTATTAACGTTTCTTTATAACTTACCATCCTCTCTCATTTTAGCTCTAATTTTAGTAGCTGATATTTCTTCTATTTCTTTCGGTGGTATATGCTCAATAACTTCATACCCGACGCCTCTACCGTAATTAACTGATTCAATATCAGGTATTATTGTTGTTATAACTCTACCGTCTTGGATTAACTCTTTTAACTCGCCTTCATGAACCATCTTTTGTATTTCTTTAGCAGTCCAAGGTTGATTTTCATTTGGCTCTACATCTCTTATTGCTAAACATACATTCTTTCCTTCTTTTAATCTTTGATTAATTAACCAAAGATGTCCTTTATGCAGTGGTTGCCATCTTCCTATAAATAAACTATACTTCTTCATACCCTTTATCTCTTTCTAAATTTATACCAATTGCTCTTTCACCAGGATTTTTAGGATCCATATCATTAAGTAGGTATCTAGGACCTCTTTCTATAGCCATAATTAATCTATCGTAAGGAATTTCGTTAGTTTTTAATTCCCATTCAGTATGTAATGTTAAGTCTGTAGGTCTTGCAGTAGTAAGTATAATCATATGTCCTTCAGCCTTTTTTTCAATTAAAAACTTTTTAGTAGACTCTATAACTTCTACTTCTGATTCTAGATAAGTTTCAAATTTACGGTACTTAAAAATTGTACCGTCAATATCACAAAAATACGTATTAAATTTTTTCATTCAATCCTACTTTACTTGCTATTTTCTTAATCGATTCCTCTGGTGTATCTAAAGTTGTGTCAATGCCGAGAAAATCTAAATTTGGAGCTTGAAAATTCATTACATGATAATTTTCTCTACCTCTTAATTCTTTTTTTAAATCGTAATGTACGAAAATTTCGTGCAATTGCCATTCTAGTACATCTTTAAATTCTTCTCTTTGATCTAAATAAGGAGAAACTAAAGAGACAATAACATCTTTACCTTGATTATGTAGATAATGAGCTATTTTTTGAGCAGCGTCAACATTTGTTATTCTGCCTTTTATAGAGTAGTCCTTATTAGTAAATAACTCTCTCATTTCGTCCCCGTCTATACGGTAAGCATGAGGGAGGTACTTCTCTTTAAGTAGGTTTGCTAATACTGTTTTGCCAGACCCTGGCTGTCCTGTAAACCAATAAATCATATAATTAATATTTAAGTGAAAAATTTTCCATCCCAATTTATTTTTTCTGGAGATAAATGAACACAGTATGTTTGTAGTGATATAATTTGGAAAAACATTTTAGAGAAAATCCAATCATCATGACCAGCATTTTTTGACATAGCAGGGTAAACGTGATGTAGGTCTGGGTATAATTCTAATAGAGTAGGCATGTGCCATAGTTGAAAGTACCCATATCCTTTAAATCTTTGTACTATCGCATCCGGTCTATCAAAATAATCTTGAGGATTAAAGTCTGTAAAGTCTTCCTCTTCGTCTACATTTACTCTTCCCATTGTATATAAGTTAACAGCTCTAAAAGAACCTTCATCTAGGTATTCCATATAAGGTCTTAGCGGTCCTGATGTTTGTAATGTATCGACTGATACGCATCGTTTTTTGGCTGTACCTATAATTTGAGGTCTATTTACATTTTCATCTGTTGGAAAAGTGTCTTCAAAGTTATTAGGAAGCAGTACATCTGCATCTATATGTAAGTACCATTCTTTTTCGTACCCTAAATGATCTAGTGCTTCGTTGATTGCACAACCTTTTGCAAATTTACGCGAATATAAGGTTTTTGAAAATATTAGATCCAAATCATGCTTTTCACATAATGCAATGGTATCAATATCATCCTTGGTAGTTATTACAGTCCAGCTTTTGAAAAAGCGTTTGTTGGACATGCAGTATTGAAATAAATGTGCGTAATTTACACATACCGTAATAGCATGTATATCTATATTCATAACTGATTAAATAAAAATTATAACTATTAATACGTAAACCAATCCGAGTAATCTAGATCGGGATACATTTCTTTTACTTTATTAACGTCTGGTGCAAAATATATCTGCAAAAACTGTTGTGATGCTTCATCTAAAGTAACATCGTAACTAGCTTCATGAACCTCTTTATAACCTGGGTCTTCAGTTACTATATCTGCTCCTAAAAATTGATGTATTTTATTATACTCTCCTACTTGGTCTTTCTTTATTGATTCTTGTAAACCTACATAAACATTCTCTGCACCAAAAGCTTCTCTAAAAGCTATAAGATTATCAGCATATTTGCTTCTATTTAAAATAGAGTTTTTTGCTTTTTCGCCACACATTAATTCTGTGCATTCGTTAAATGTCTTTCCTTTAAATCTTTCTCCAAAATTTTGATTTGGTCTTTGTATATGATTCCAATGACTAAACGCTCTTTTTATAGGATCTCTTAATAGGATAATAATCTTAGTATCTGGGTTAAGCATTGATTTCATTCTATCAAGACACCCAGCGTTCTGTTTTTCTTCTAAATGAAAATAATTTGGTGATGCTTCTCCTTTATGAGGTCTTGCTAGAGGAAAATATTGTCTGTAAAACTCGATTCCTTTGTCTGCATTAGCTTTTAAATTAAAAAAATCTAATTCTTTAGAACCTTCAGCAGATAGTCCACCTGCTAAATCCGAAGCGACAATACCGTAACTTTCATTGATTCTCTTTTTCCACCATGGTGTTACTACGTATATATCTTCGTGCTTGTTAAGGTTAATAGCAGCGGCAGAAGTGCTTGCTTTCATAGCGCCTGCAATTATAAATGTTGGGTCGTGTGGTTGCATAAAATATACTTATATTAATAAATATACGTAAATTAATTTAAATAAACAACTGTGTTATCTATTTATTTTCTAATTTTTGTATTCTTTTTGTTAAATTATCTATTTCTTTTTGCTGTTCTTTTATTCCTTCAAGCAAAAGGGGAATAAGTTTTTCGTACCTAACAGCTTTAAATTTAGTTTTTTCCCTTTCCGTAACCATAAGAGGGTATATATCTTCAACCTCTTGTGCGATTACACCTATGTCATGTCCTTTATTACCGTGTATTCTTCTTTCTTCGAATCTACTTAAAGGAATCCAATCAAATTCAACTCCTCTAATTTTAGATATTTTTTCTAAAGGATTTTCAATTTCTGTTATATTTTCTTTTAATCTTCTATCAGAAGTAGAATAAGCTACAATATCATTACCTGCGTCTATTCTACCATCAGTAGCTGAAGGTGTTTTATTAACTCCTAAAGCTCCTGACGTAATC